ATGATCGGGTATGTGTTTTCATTGGAAAGCGTAATACTGGTAAGTCGACCCTGGTGAAAGACATCATGTATCATAAGAAACACCTCCCCGCGGGTATTGTTCTCTCAGGGACGGAAGAAGGGAACCACTTTTATTCAGAGTTCATTCCAGACTTGTTTGTCTACGGTGATTACGATAGAGATGCTATAGAAAGAGTTATGGCGAGACAGCGTAAATTGGTTGGTAGTGGAAAAAAGAATTGTGGTGCTTTCATGCTTTTAGATGATTGTATGTATGACAACAAGTTCCTCAAAGATACATGTATTCGACAGTGTTTTATGAATGGACGACACTGGAAGATTTTCTTCATGTTGACGATGCAGTACTGTATGGACCTACCCCCAGCACTTCGAGCAAATGTTGATTATGTCTTTCTTCTCAGGGAAAACATCCTCCAGAATAGAGAAAAGTTATATAAATCATTCTTTGGTATCTTCCCAAGTTTCGATATGTTCAATAAAGTGATGGACGCTTGTACTGAAAACTACGAGTGTCTCGTGTTAGATAATACGGTAAAGTCTAACAAGATACAGGATTGTGTATTTTGGTACAAGGCCAGTCTAAGGAAAAACTTCAGGGTAGGTGGTCCAGATCTCTGGAAACTTCATCAAAAGATGTACAACCCCAAACATATGGATCAGAAAGAAGAAGATGCAAAGAAGGCATCTAAGAAGACTGCTCTCACAATCACCAAGAGGAAATAGGTGCGTCTCGATAAAAGTTCAAAAAACTATGGGTATATTAAATGGCATCGGATCGAATGACGACCATGAATTTGGCAGATGACGGTGAAGGAATGGTTCCGTTGGTTGATAAACCTTCCAATGCATTTGTTCCCAACCAAGCGTACAATCAACCTGAAAAAAATGTGAGTCAAAGTAAAGAGACGACGATGGATTCTACACCAATTAATGATATTATGATGGACCCCCCCCAAATGACCGAAGAGCCCCGCATGCAGGGTATGATGCCCCAGATGCATGCTGCCCAACCCCAGGGAATGCATGGTGCTAATGGCCAGGCTGAGAAGCCCGAGAGCAAGAACCCCCTAAACCTCACTGATGAGCAGATGGCGGCTGTATTAGTTGCGGCGTGTGCTGCCCTCGCTATCAGCAAGCCTATCCAGGACAGGTTGGCGACTTCTATCCCCAAGTTCCTTAACGAACAGGGGGGTAGGAGTATGGTTGGCCTTGCGACCACAGGTGTTGTGGCTGGTGTAGTCTTTTACATAATGAAGGACTATGTCATCAAGCCTTAAACTGGTCTTTCCCAGCCCATATTACTGTAAATCGAGTTATCAATACCCGAATAATACGTTGCGAGTACACCAATAGTGAATGTCCCCGCTAACAAGGCGCTCAATTTAAGCTTCTCGTTAGTGCCAACTTTATGGTCTTTAATAGCATCCTTGGTCTCTTTAGAAATTTGGTTAATAATGAAAGTCGCAATTAACGCAATAAACGTGGCAGAAAGGAAGAAAACCCTGTCTACAGCGAGACGGGGGATGTTACCAATAGCGAAACGAATGATGTTTGGTATCATAACCGTCATCCAGACGAGATTCAAATAATAGTTTTTAGAAATCAGTGGTACAAGGGTGGTTGCGTATAGCACCAGCCAGTATGCAATGGCGGTAAATACAATGTTCAATGGTGTCTTCATTTAAACTAGACTGAGATTATTTATCCTGAATGTGCTGACCACAGAATTCTGTTTTCTGGGGTATTTGCTGGTAAATACCTAGATGTACACATATATCCCGAAGTTCAATGTAATTATTCCAGAACTCCTGTGAATGTGAATATTCATCAACAGTTGAGTGTGCTAACTCATGTATGAGAACGTGGAAAATTTCATTCGTCTTCCCATTCAAGCACAAGACTATTTCACTCCCCTTGTTTGTATTAGACCCAACGGAACCACTCATCTTTTTCAAACCAGTTATAGGTGTAGGACGACAGAGTATTTTATATTTCTCATTCTTTGTATCACGGAGGTGTTCCCTGAGAATACGATACTTTTCCCTAACTTCGACAAGTTCCTGGGGTTCTCTAGTTTGATAAAGAATGACTAAATTGAGGAACAATAATAGAATGAACGCTATCATCTTTTATATACAAAGATAAATTTACTATACAACTCTGATATGGGATTTCCTGAGAGTCCCTCCCAAAGTTGTAAACTAAATCCCAACTCTTCTAGGTGTGTAATTAATAGGTCCTTAAAGGCCACTGGTTCTGACTTTGGTCCATCAGCGTAGTAGGGTGTATCAACCAGGTTTACGAACAATTTCTCACCAAATCCACCATTTCCATAGTCTTTTAGTTTGAAAAAATTACCACTGTCATCTATGTATGGGGTTTTAAAAATTATTTTTTCAGAATCTGGGATGATACCAATGAGAAGTCCACCAGGTTTTATACGTTTTTTTATTTCACGAATAGAACTGAAAAAGAGACTCTTACTAGCAAAAATATAATGCAGCGAAAAATTAAAACATACGACATTGAATGTTCTATGTGGGCAGTTATGAATATCACCCTCGTAGAAATTGACACGCATGTGCATATTTTTTGCACGTAAACGAGCCTCCTCAAGAGCTGATGGCTCGGGGTCACACATATTTATATTGACTCCACACTTGTGCCATTTTTGAAGGTCTCCACCGAAACCACATCCTACATCAAGAATATGTTCTCCTTCTCTCGAGACAGACTGTATAAGATTTCTCTTAGCGTCATTGTGATTCTTACGAATCTCTTCCATGACTATAGAAGAGCTTAAAACTTTAATTTCAATTTAGAATATGAAACCGTTCATTAAATGGGTTGGTGGTAAAACTCAAATTATCGAGGATGTCTTAGGTTCATTTCCAACAAAAATCAAGGATTACCATGAAGTTTTCGTGGGAGGTGGGAGTGTTCTTCTCTCGGTATTGTCAAGACAGTTAGTTACAGGTAAAGTATGTGCATATGACCTGAATGGGTCACTCATTGCTCTCTATACAAATATACAGTCTCGACCACGTGATGTGCATGGTCATCTCAAAACCTTGTATGATGAGTACGAAAAATGTAAAGGGTCTGAAGTTAATCGCAAGGCGGAAACACTTGAAGAGGCTATGAAATCTAAAGAGAATTACTATTACTGGATTCGAAAGAGATTTAATACTGAAAAGGAAGAAACACCTAAGCGTTCGGCAACATTTATTTTTTTAAATAAAATGTGTTTTCGTGGTGTCTATAGAGAAGGGCCAAATGGATTTAATGTACCGTATGGACACCCTAAAACTACACCTGCAATGATTGGGGGTGATGAATTGTTACGTGTGAGTGAACTCATTAAGGATGTTCAATTTAGGAAATGCGATTTTAGAGAAGCATTCAAAAACATTAATAAGGGTGATTTTGTATATCTCGACCCACCCTACGCACCTGAAACAAAAACGTCTTTTGTGGGATACACGAAAGATGGGTTCGGGGTAAAAGACCATAAAGAACTTTTTGATTTGACTAAGAATTCTGGTGTAGATTTTGTTATGAGTAATGCGAATGTGAATATGGTAACGAATTCATTTGTAGATTACACTATAAAAGAACTAAAGGCTCGACGGGCTATAAACAGTAAAAATCCTGAATCTACTACGACTGAAGTACTTGTGTCGTCATCCATTCAAAAATAGCTTCTTCATCCACACCATAATGAGCTGGATAAACTGTCCATTTTTTATTTTGAATATGAACTCTCCACGTCGAACCAACTTGTTTTGCGAAAAATACTGGAATCCCAAATTTTTCATTAAACGCAATAGGAATTTTATATTTTCTTTGACGCCCGAACCACCAATCATTCACGATAAACATTAAGTGAATATTGTCAACTGTTGGATATAACTGCTTGTACTCTTCGAGGAGACATGGACCCGCACGAAGTTTCTCATCAACCGAACCAGATACAATTTGATGTTTGCACTCGATGATGAAAACCGTTTTCTTATCTTCACTCACGAGTGCTCCATCAGGTTTCTTCTTATGGTCCCATTGTGGGTCTTTGATTTCTTTCATATGTTCGACAAAGTCGTCTTGGGTAAAATAAGTGAACGATTTACCCCCGAGGACACGCGTCCCAGTGGGTCTGAAACATTCTTCAAACGGTTTTCCACTTGCATTAGTGTTAGCACCACCTGAGCCACCAATTCTCATTATGGAATGATTAGATTGATTTCTTTAGGTTCGATCGGTTCACTAAGGTGCCAGTTCCACAAATAGTAGTATACGA